CTAGTTACCAAATATTGCCTTTTCAAGCTCTTTAATATCCACCGGTCTGCTGTGCCAGCCTTCCGGGTTCTTGCCTCCGAAGATTCGCTGATCCTGAATAAATGACTTCCGGGAAAGAAGCCACCCGATAAAACTCTCCAATATCTCGCGTATCTTTACACCGCTCTCCTCATGATTGTAGGTGTAGGTCTCCAGATACACACCCTTAGCCTTCAACGGCTCGCCCTTGCGCTGGTATGCCCATTCAATGACATAGTAGGTGAAACTCTCTATCTCTGTCGCATCTCCAGACTCTATCGCGCACCAAGGATATACATGCCGTTGCCAGCCTTTCTCAAACTTGCCCCAGCTATATTTTCCGGTTGTCTTTATGTCAAACATCTGTGACGATACCCATTCATCAGCAAACCCGTAAAGAAGGACATTGCCGTAGTCGGTAGACATAACCGCCTTTGCAAGATACTGAGGTATGGATCCGGTGAAATAATCCGCTGTCTCTCTACACAACTGAAGGTCAAAATCGAATACGAAATCATGAATCCGAGCCTCTATAACAGTGTTGCCATTATTATCCTTCTTGGATTTTATGATGCAATCCTCACGACTTGACTTCCGGTTTTCAATCAGGCAATCAACGATTTCATTGAAGGTAGTTCCACAACTTGCAGCTTCGTTTTCAAAAGGCACCCTATTAATAGAATTAATAAGATTAGCCTCTTGAATGAGATAAAACTCTTCCAAATTATATTTTGGATCATCTGAGTTACCCCAATACTCGTTGTATAGATACTCATAATCTAAAAGTTCCTGATACTTTATAAGTAAGGAGGGGTATATATTATATTTTATCATAGCGAAAAATAAATCCATTAGTAGATTTTGACACTCCAAGACAATTTGAAGATATGGTTCCCTGTTTTATTCCTGTCTGTCTTGCCGCCTCGTTTACACTCGGATATTCTGTGATATAATCTCCGGATAAGGTATACTGATATACCTTACGAATACCTTTGACAGCGTTAGGCTTATTTCGGGCAGCCATTGATTGTCTACATATTCCACTTCCATACCTTGTATTATAAGTAGGAGTACACCATTCTAAATTATCGGCATGATTATTAATCTTGTTTTCATCCTTGTGATTCACGTAAGGATGATGAGTGGGATTTGGTATAAAAGCCTGTGCAACCAATCTGTGAACTGTAAAGGTTCTTTGGATTCCATCCTTGCTTAATCCTATTTGGATATACCCATTCTTTTTCATCCTTCCTTTAAGGATTCGGGATGCTCGGATACTACATTCATGGTTCTTTACATTATCACTATCGCCATAAAACATTGGTTTGTCCATGCTTTTGACTCGACCATGAGAGCTTACTTGGTATAAGCCCTCATAGCCTTCTATGTCTCGCCATATTTCTTCATGCTGCACTTCCATCGGTGTATTCGCTTTTCTGTTTGTCAAACTTAAGGTTGAGCTGGTCTGCCTTGACTTTCAATGCTCTACTTGCAATGACCTTTGAGTTGTAGACATGCTCCAACCCTTTCACCCATTCCATATACCTGTTGGCACTCTCGGCATCCGTCACCTCCTCCACGTTGGCATAGATCAACTCTTTCAGTTCCTCCAGCTTCCGGTTGTTTTCCAGGCTTTGAGCTATACGGTGGTGGTAGTTGTCAATCACCTCAGTGAAGAAATTGTTGTTGCCGACAATCTCTTTCTTCTCATTGATGAGTACCGGAATAGGAATCACGCCTGGCATGTCACATGTGTTCTTAGCATAGAAGCGGTCGGTCGGTGTGAAGGATATTGTGCGGATGTTGCCGTTCATCTCCATATATCCAACAAGGTCAAGCTCTCGCATGAGGTCTTGTGTGGAGCTGCCGCCTACCTCCGGTCTTATGACCGTGTCCTCGCCACGGCTCTCCTCCTTATCATGACCGACAAAGATCACGTTCTTTCCGAGGGTGGTCAATCCACGTATAAAGTCGATGAACATGTTCTTACGCTTGCCGAATCCCTTCAACGACAGGCTGCCATCCCTGTTCAGTTCTATCTTCTTGCCGGAAGCTGTCCTCTTGATATACTCCTCCATGAACGCCATCATCTTGCCAACCGTGTCGATGATCACTGTATCGATTCCCGAAGTATGCTTGACTTCCTCAATTGCCGCCGTGATCTCCTCCCATCTCTTGACCTGAAGGGTCGGGATCTGATGTGCGCCATTGATACGCATAACGCCGCCATCTGTGTCAATCATGACCGCATTGGGTGCGGAACATGCGAGGGTTGACTTACCTGAACCGGGTGAACCGTAGACCATTGCCACGATACCGGGTTTCACTTCCAATTCCGAAGGTTTCTTAAATAAACTCATAGTTTTTTTGTTGTTTTTAGATTTATGTTTACAAATATTTTATTCTCTCTTTCAGATTCTCATGGAGCACACATGATCCAATTAGGAGGATTATCCCTATCGGCTTTGAGATTATTGTCTTGACAATGCTTTCTGTGTCTCCAAAGAATAATATCAATCCGGCTATGCCCGATATAAGCATCATAAGGAATATAACTACGATCTTTGTTGCGTTACTCATATCGCTGCCCTCCTTCCTCTTCTCACGGGTCTGATGTTAAGACATGCCATAACCCTATCAAGATCATAAAGGATAAATTTGCCATAATCCGACACCGTTGCCTGTGCCAACAATCCACTGTTACGCCATTTCTGGACGGTACCCTTGCTCACTCCGAGCCTATCGGCAAGAGCCTTATTGCCTCTTATTATCTCTCTTTCCATGATATTCTTAATTAAAAAAGGTTATTCTTATTCGCGTATGTGATAAACTCCGCTCTTGTGTGAATCCCAAGTTTGGCGTATGCAGCCTTTATGTGATTTTTGACTGTGTGAACGGAAAGATAAAGCTGGTCAGCTATTCGGTCAACCTCTTTTATTTCGAAGTAAAGTCTCATTACTCTCAGCTCTGCTTCCGATAATCGGCTGCTGAACTTAGGCATACATATCAAACCCTCAAACTTACATTCTCCTCTCATCGGACAAGCCACTTTCTCGAAGTGGAAAACTCCATCTTCGTCAATGTCATTCTCCGCTGTATCAAGACTGCCAAAATTGCATTTGACAAATCTGCGAGCCATGAGATACCGGTAGTAGGGTTGATTGAGACTACTCTTTGAATAGCACTCGGTCAGTGCCTTGTGAGCCTCCGGATAGAAGTTCTCAACTTTCGTGAGAATCTCATCTGTTAATTCCGTGTCCTTCTCGGTAAATTCCACACTCTTGCCATCTGCAAGGATGTAGACCCGATCATCACACGTGTAAAATTCTTTCTCCATAATAGTTTTTGCTTTTAGGTTCGTTTTGGATAGCGTTATTTCCTGATGCTTCCGGCAAGGAAGATGTTGTTATAGAATGTCTCCTCATCCCATGCCAAGCGTATACCGTTGAGAATATCAACCTTTATCTCTTCATTGAGCGACGAGTTCGTGAGGATGGCGACAAATGGGATCATCGTTTCTCCTTCACCGCAGTGTTCTGCCAATGATCCGACCATCCGGACTATCTCATTCTTGTTATCTCCTTCCGTCAATGCGACAATCGCATCAAATGCCGCCTTGATCTTATCGTATTCTTCAAATTCCATATCTGTATTTTGCTTTTAGGTGTTGTTGTCAGTTTATTCCGCCCACATATCCTCCGGGGCGATTCCGGTTATCTCGGAAAGGATGGCTATGTGTTCAGGATTATTCGGTCTCATGGAATACAGGAGCCAGTTGCGTGCAGTTGTGACCGTAACTCCACATCTCTCTGCAATCATCTCTGCAAACTCTACCCTGGGAGAAGTTCGCTTAGGGAAAGAAAGATATAGGCTCTTTAGAGTCATTTTCCTCTTTTCATCCTGTTTGATATTTGTATTTACAATACTTTTCATTACTTTTGTGTGTTGGTTTTTATTTCATGACACAAAATTAATCAGATATTCTTAGATTATCTAATATTATCAAGATTAAATTTTGCCTTTAATATTTTTTAACAATGCCAATTATTGACAGACTAAAAACGTATCTCTCATATAAGAAGATTTCATCCATGAAATTTGAACAACTATGCGGATTGAGCAATGGTGCTTCCGGGAAATTTTCAGTCAACACAAGAGCTTCTACTTATCGAAGAATATCTGAATCTTTTCCTGACCTTAACGTTGAGTGGCTGAAGACAGGCGAGGGTGATATGCTCAACCCTTCCGATTCCTCTACCTCGGCGGTCGATTCATACGCTTCATCTTCAACCGCAGACCTGCTTGCCATCATCCGCTCCCAACAGGAGACAATCCGCACCCTTTCAGAAACCATACGCAGCCTCGCCAATGGAACCCGCTAAGAATCCGTCAGTCCGTTCCGTCCACTATCTTCAGACACTCATGGAGGTGATGAAAACCATTCGTGAGTCCAAGAACCGCTTTATTCTTCCGAAGGATTTTCAAAGGATTGCCGACATCTATTCCGATGAAATAGAGAAGGAACTTCAAGACAATGGGGTCATCTTCACCACTTACCCGCGTCCACTACGCTCCAACAGTGATTTGAAACTGCTCAGATATATGGAGATTATACAAACCGAGATTGACTCATGTCTGAATATGGAGGAAGACCGCCTTCTTTCCAATCTTGAAAAGAAAGAGAGTATCGAATACGGAAGGAAGGGATATGCCATTGCCGAAAAGAGTCTGCGATGGTCAAGGTTCAGCATAATCGTAGCCGCTTTGGTTGCCTTGGGACAGACAGTGCAATGGATAATAATGATAATCCAATTGCTACGGCAGTGAGTACGGTTGATCTTCTTTTAAGGCATTGTTTCGCCTGGATTAGTTCCTCGGCTGCGATGTCGACGCTCTCCGCAGCATGCACCACTGACCGCATGGCAAAAGAGAAATATTGCGTCACTGAAAGTTCCGGATATGCCTTTGCGATTTCGTTTGTCAACTCTGACAGGGCTTTTTGTCGGTTCTTCCGTCCCGCCTCAATCATACGATCCTCCAAATGACACCCCAAAGCCATTCTGAACTTATTCCAAATGGAATTCTTTGTTTTTCTGTCTTTTTTCATTACCTTTGTGTGATGATTTTTATTTTATGATGCAAAGGTAAAGAATAATTCTTGAATATACAAACAATTCTTGAATTTTTCTTTATTATTCTTGAATTTATTTTACACATGACTGATTATCAACGCATAGAAAAACTACTCAAATACTTAGATTTGAGTGCCAGGGCTTTGTCTATTGAACTTGGAATGAAAAGTCCTCAAATTTTTTATGACATAAAAGCTGAAAAGTGTGGAATCACTAAAGAAACCGCAAGTAAAATTAAAGATAAATTCAAGAATATAAATTTAACTTGGCTCCTTACGGGAGAAGGTGAAATGCTGCTTTCTTCCGAAAAATCTCAGAACGCTCATGAAATCGGAGGAGTATTTTCAGCCGGACAAAAGGATGACGGCGTGTTGATGGTTGACTATATCCCCACCTCTGCATCTGCGACTTTTGTGGAATCGCTTGCAAGCGGCTCTGATGTTTGGGATGAGAAGATGCCGCTGATCCCTTCCGGAAACGAGCGCAATGAGATTGATGAGTTGCGGGTATTTGAGGTAGAGGGTGATTCAATGTCTCCTACCATTATCTCCGGATCTCTCATATTAACTAAGGAGATCCCGGAACGCTCTTGGCATTATGCGGAGGGTGTTGTGGTGGCTGTCTTTGCCGAGTTTGTTGTGGTGAAGCGCGTGGCTATCAATCGCCTGTTGACTGATAACTTCCTCACACTTTCCTCCGACAATGAATCATACGGTCAGATGACCGTCCCTCTCTCCGACATCCGTGGTCTCTTCAAGGCAAAGAGAATTATATCCTCGCCAATAAGGTGAATAACTCAATTTGATGAACGTCTATACAACCGAATTGACTCTATAAAATATGCCAAACAATCCAGATGTAATTGTAAACATACCTCCAATTGGTAGGGAAGAGCGTATAGGCAGTGTCCTGAATCATGTATTCCTCGTGATGTATCAAACCGATAACACACAGATGCAGTATGCTCGTAAAGTAATATGGGATTTTAGCGATTGCTCTTTCTTGCATCCGTTTTTTCTGGGAGCGTTATCTGTATTAAAAAAACTATATGGCGATGTGGTAGAGTGTAGAAATATCAATCCTCAAATCAGCCACTATCTTGATTTGATTTATTTTCATGATCCATTACAGATAAATAATGACCAGAATGATAATTCTCTATGGGAAAGATATAAGGGGAAAAGTTATCTGCCTATTTGTGTGTTTGATGCCCATAATGGATCTTCGGAGATAGCACAGAATCTGATTAAATCCGCTGTTACGAATCAAATAGGGGGGAAATTAGTTAGTGTGCTTTCTTATCTTCTGAGTGAACTTATCGATAATATCACAGATCATTCTAAAAGCAAAGTAGGTTATGTATTTTGCCAGAAACTGCCTCGTCAAAATTCTCTTTGTGTCTTTATAGCTGACACCGGCAGATCAATATATTCTTCGTATGCGACCGATGAAAGATACGCAGACTCGCTGGGACTTAGAGAGTCCTCCGGGCTTGTAATGGCTTTAAATGGCAAGTCTACAAAAAACAGACCTGAAAGTGAAAATCGAGGATTTGGAATATCTAAATCTCGAGAATTAATCGTTAATGGATTAAAGGGAGAATTTCTCATGTTGTCTGGATCTGCCTTTGCAAGGCATGATTCTAATGGTGTATTTGTTGCTGATCTTCCAGGAGATTTAAGATGGAACGGCACCATTGCTCTTCTGAAGGTACCTATCAACATTCCAAATGAATTGAACATTTATGATTATATAGGCTAAAAAATATCAAATTATGAAAATTCAGATATACTCATCTCTTGGACGCGATTTGCGCACACGTTCTTTCTTCAGACGAGATATAGAACATTTGATTAAGAATGTGTCATCCAAAATAACATTGGACTTTACGGAAGTTGAATTTATTTCACGTTCGGTTGCCGATGAAATATTCAATGTGTTGTGCGATCATCCCAATGTTGTACTTTCCGGCATGACTGGAGACGTAGACATGATGTACTCTGTTGTGGAGAAAAGTCGCAATAATCCCAGGGTATTCCCCAGCGATGATAATATTAATGTGGTTCAGCTTAACACGCTAAAAGATTTGGATAATTACTTTCAATCTTTTTAATATGAAAAATCCTGAATATCCACCATTTCGGATAGAAAAGGCATGTATAATCGGCATCTATCGTGTTCTTGGTGGCTCGTTCTTCAACTCAACCTTCTAATTACAATTATTTATGAGACTGATGAAATTTCTTTGTTTGCTTACGATGGTGGTGCTTCCATCTTTGTCTTTTGCGCAACAATTCGATATTCCGGTTAAATTTACCGCATGGTATGAAAGTAATCCTAATATTATCAAAGGTAATCAACCCGAAAAAAGACTTATATCTCCGGTCATAATTTCTTTTGACGGGAAAGTCTTGATTGTCTCGGATAAAAACGGAAAGGTCCTCCATCAAAGAAATATCAATAGGAGTATTGAGTCTGATAACGGTGTCAATGTTAAATCATATACATTGGAACATATAAATGAATACGGACTTACAGAATACTGCATCCTGACAATAACAATCAACGGAGATAAGACCATAACTATGGTTGATATTCCTATGATGGAGAAGGATGGATTTTTCCTTGGATATAAACGATATATTAATAAGTAAAAACAAAACACACTATGGACTTCAAAGATCAAATACTACAAATCTCGGAACGTATCAATAAGCTCAAAGATAATATCACGACTGAAGAAGCCACAAAAAATGCCTTCATCATGCCACTTATCGCTGCCCTCGGATATGACGTGTTCAATCCTCTGGAGGTGGTGCCGGAACTTGACTGCGACCTCGTGAAAAAGAAGGGAGACAAAATTGACTATGCCATTGTCAAGGATGGCAATCCCATCATCCTTATAGAATGCAAACACTGGCAGCAGAACCTGAATCTTCATGACACCCAGCTCCAGAAGTATTTCGTGGCTTCAAATGCCCGATTCGGCGTACTCACTAACGGCATCGAATACCGTTTCTACACTGACCTCGAGAAGCCGAACATCATGGACTCCAAACCTTATCTCGTCATAAACATGCTTGACTTATCTGACAATGAAATTGAACAAATCAAGAAATTTCACAAGTCGTATTATGATGAGAGTAACATATTGAGCACCGCGCAAGATCTCAAATATACTATGGAGCTGCGCAATATCCTTAATGCGGAATTTTCATCACCCTCTCCGGAATTTGTCAAGCTCTTTGCAAAGCAGGTCTATGACGGACAAATGAACCAAAAGGTAATTGAGCAATTCACCCCGATCATCAAGAAAGCCATATCGGGAATAATCAACGACACTATTTCCGACCGCCTCGGTCTTGCGATGAAAACGACTCAGGAATCTCCGGCTATGGTCTCAAATGAGCCGTCAGTTACGGAAGCACAGACATCAGATGCAACTCCGGTTCCGGCTCCTCTCCCTGAAGGTGTGGTATGGATGAGCGAGGATGGAACAATCGTCACGACTCAGGAGGAAATCGACAGCTGGCATATAGTGAAGGCTATCCTCCGCGAAATCGTTGATGTGAAACGTGTGACGTACCGTGACGCACAGACTTATTTTGCAATCCTTCTTGATGATAACAATCGTAAGCAGATATGCCGAATGTATTTCAATGCGAAATCGGTCAAATATGTAGCAACCTGCGAGGATAGCAATGAAGGAGTTAAACGTCAGATTGAATCGCTTGATGACATCTACAAGTTTGCAGATCAACTAAAGGCTGCCGCCATGCGTCATATCAATAAATCGAAATAATGAACGAACCCCAGGAATGTACCGACATAACCCGCCGCTTTTTTGAGGCTCTTGATATGATCAAAGCTCAGAAACGCATACGCGGTTATCAGACCTTCACGCGCGAGTATGATGAGAACTACTGGAATTTCTTCACAATCCGGAAGGAGACAAAGAGAATCAAACAGGAATGGCTCACATATCTCGTGCGCGATTATGATGTGTCAGCGACATGGCTGCTGACCGGAATTGGCGGCATGTTTACCAAAGAAATTAAGCCATTATCTAAGTTTGCATATAACCGTAAGGGAAATGACTCCGATAAAGCGTAAACTCCTTTATATATTCCGTGGCACACTCCTCCGGTTACGTATCACCTGGAATCACGGTCAGTCTGTGACAATCTCGGTCGGGTATCATGTTGACAGGACTGACCCAAATGGCAAACCCAAATGGGATGGGTCTCGATGCGTCCGCAATACATTCCATGGCAATGATAAGATACCTGCGTCTACAATCAACCGAATACTCGAAAATCTCGAGGAGCGAATTGATCAGGTGTTTTATGGATATGAGCAATCTGATGAGATACCGACAAAAGACCAAATCCGTAATGCTATTGTTGCAAACAACGAGAGGAATCTGACAATCTGGCAATATTACACACAATTTTTGTGTGATGGGGAAAGGATACATCAATGGTCGGCAAACACCATCAAAAGCGCCCGTAATATCTGCGCATTGCTAAAGAAATACAAACCAAACCTATCATTTGCTGACATCAATGAAGGACTGATAGAGAATTTCGCCGTATGGCAACAATCCAACAGGTTATCTCCAAATAAATTCAAGGCAGGACAAAAGGGATATGCAAATAATGTAATCCGGAAGAACTGCACCGTTTTCCGGTGGTTTATAAAATGGGCAACCTCCAAGGGATATATAAAATATGATGTGACACAAAATGCATCTATCCAAACCAAATCAATAAAAAGACCTGTAATCTACTTGACTTGGGACGAACTGATCAAACTCGAAAACTATCCTTTTGAAGTTGGCACTCCTCTTGACCGTACCCGGGACTTCTTCTGCTTCTGTTGCTTCACCTCGCTAAGGTATTCCGATGCAGCAAATCTACGGAAAACGGACATCGGCAAGGATTCTTTCTCCGTAACATCGCAGAAAACATCCAAACCACTTATAATTGACCTTAACTCCCATTCCCGACGGATCCTTGAAAAATACAAAGAAACTGAAGGCATATACGCCATCCCACATATCCCTCTCTGCAATATTAATGCCCGGATGAAAAAGATTGGGAAGATGCTTGGGTTTGACGAACCTGTCACCATCTCCCAATATTATGGAGCATCACGCATTGATCGTATTGTGCCAAAATATGAACTACTCTCCACCCATTGCGGAAGACGTACATTTATCAGCAATGCAATCTCCATGGGGATAGATCCGTCAATCGTGATGAAGTGGACTGGGCACGCCGAATACTCGGCAATGAGACCATATATTGATATAGCTGACATTATCCGCAAAAACGCAATGAAGATATTCGATAAATAA